ATGAAATTGGTGAGTTAGTTCTTAACACTATCCCAGAGACCTCCTACATGCAGTCATTTCGTACTCGTAAGGGCACATTGGGTAACATAGAAGACGCTATACGTGCTACTACAAAACGTGCGACCCTATTGGGTAGGCAAGCTGTGCAAATGAAATATGGCAATAAGTTCGACTCAATAAAAGTAGAACTGAAAGCGGCTTACGATGCAGCGGGTGGAGAGGGTAACACAACCCCCGCCATGAGAGATATGTACGACACTTTGGTATCTTTCGCTGATAGCGGAACTGGCGTCAACAGAAGTAACTTTTCTAAATTCCTTACCAATCTTGGCTTTAACATGACGCTAGGATTTAACGTGTCTGGTGCTTTGGTTAACCTTTCGCAGATACCCCTTACAGTATTCCCTGTATACGGTGCTAAGTATGGGTACGATAAAACATCCTCTGCTATAGGTGAGGCCATGCGCCTTATTCATAACAGTGGTCGCAAGCGTATGGTCGAAGTGTACGGCGATAAGGTTGACGCAGAAGGCAACCCTATCAAGGAAATGCAGGAAGTAACTGGAACTCCCGCAGACAGGTCTGTAAGCAACTACGACTATGCAAACGAGACCGACCCCCGAAAGAAGCGTATGCAGTTTGCAGTGGGTGTAGGTGAACGACTAGGTTTATTCAAACGCACACTAGCTTACGACATGCTAGACATAGACGGTACTAACGGTGGTATGGAAAAGTTTAACGCTGCATCGGGCTTTATGCTGCACCACGGAGAGCGGATTAACCGTGAGGTAGCCTTCACCGCTGCGTATAACCTTGAGGCAGATATACTAGATGCTCAAGCCGCCAAGGATAACCGTACTGTAAGTGATGCTGAGTATGAGCAAGCGGCTGAAAAAGCGTTCTACATGGTCGAAATGACCAACGGTGGTAGCGCATCGGCGGCTTCACCCCAGATAATGCAGGGGTCTATCGGGTCGGTAGTCTTTATGTATAAGCGTTACGGTGTGTCCATGTTGTCCCTGCTACATAAACTGGCAAAAGAGGGGATGGTCGGTCAGTCTGCTGAAGCTAAGAAACTAGCCGCTTATCAACTCGCGGGTATATACGGATCGGCTGCACTTATGTCAGGTGTGCGCGGTGTGCCTTTCTTTGGCGCGGCGGCTATGGTTTACAACCTACTCAAAGACGATGATGAAGAATCCATGCAATCCATAGTGCGTAGAGTTACGGGCGAAGGATACTACTCGGGTGCTGTAAACTACGTAACAGGTACTAACGTGGCTACACGTATTCAGTTGTCCGATCTGCTGTTTAGAGACACACTGATAGATCGTGACCAACCCGCCATATGGACTGCCGTAGAGATGTTGGGTGGACCTGCTATAGGTATTGCGTTGCAGATGGATCGGGCGGCTGATTTGTTTGCAGCGGGTGAGTTTGCTAGAGGGGCAGAAGCCTTTGCGCCATCGGCAGCGCGTAACGTGATGAAGAGTGTGCGGTTCTACAAAGACGGTGGGGCCGAAACCTTAGCAGGCGATATCATTGCTCCTGTGCATCCTCTACACGCAGTCACACAAGCCCTAGGGTTCATCCCCGCAGAGTTGGCTCGGGCCTACGAATTAAATGCTGAAATAAAAAGCATGGAAAAAGGCACTAAGGCCAGACGCAAGCGTATCCTAGATGAAATCGCTAGGGCCAGAGCAGACGGTGACAATGCAGCCGAACAAGCGGCCTATGACAAAATACCCGCGTACAACGCGGATCATCCTGATTGGCCTATCAACGGCAAGTCTATAGAGAAATCTATGAACAGCCGTGCTGAGACTACGTCTAAAAAGTTCCAAGGCATATCCATACACCCCAAACTACGGGATACATACATGGACTTTGCGGATCAGTTTAGTGGTAAAGCTACTATGTTTTAGTAAAAAACCCCCGCTATCGCAGTGCGAAACCTAGCCAAGCGGGGGAAGTAGAGAGGAGAACAACTGATAAGTTGTCGAGCAGGACAGTATCACGTTATTCTCCAGAGGCGTACACCTAATTTAGCATTTTCGACACGGACTTGCATTTTTATTGTCCATTTTTTCCGCTTTTCTACATTTTTTACCTGTTGGTGTGCTTTTTCGGTATTTATGCAGGGTATAAAAGCGGAACCGCCGACTTCTAAATTGTCCCAATTAACAGTTATTTTAATCCCGTCAGGGTCTAAATCATCAATCATCAACACTTTGCGGTTCATCTAGTACTCCTTCTGAGTAGTCCACCACTATACACCGCGATGGAGGTAGGTTTAGGTGAGTACCTTTACTCAACCGCATCTGCACCTTCTTTGCGCCCATAGTCTCAGTCATGTCTTGCACAAGGTTATCAAAACTTATCTGGTGATCCGTGCAGTATTTCTTTAGCGGTTTCGGCAGCAAGTATAGTTTCTGCGTGTCTATCTCGTACCGTGCAACAAAGTGATTGCGTGGTGTGGCCTCGGGAACTGCACCGCCGTAGTCTAAAGCATTGCCGTTCACAGAAGCCCGTAGATCAGCAGTGCTTTTGATCTGCAAAATATTATTGTTGTTTTCAAACACGTAGTTGTTAAGTGTCTCGGACACAGAAGAACCCACATCGTTTACTATGTTCTTACGTATAGTGACCTGTTGCACCACCCACTTAAACAACGCAGCGGTATCCCAATCTACTATACCTAACTTCTTGGCTACAACTACACCCGCCAAAATAGCCCCACACCCTGCCGACCAGAACCTATGCTCGGGTTCCAATGCCGCAGCTTTATCTATACGTGCCTGTATACCCAACACTAAAGCTGCTACCTCGTCACGGTTGTTTATAACATGCTGCACAAACTTGGTGGCAAACCAACCGTGATTAGATTTTATGTCGGTGAATATCTTGTCGGTTATCGGCTTGATGCTTGGGTCTTTAAGCGACTTGTCTACTTTTATCTCTAACATCCTAAGCATTTCTGCGTGAGGTATCTCTTTGTTTCGGGTCAGCAATTCCCACAGGCTTATGTTAGCAGAGGTGACACCAATCAACTCCCAAGGATCACCTCTATGCCTTTCCGTATTACCGTCACTAGACATACGGTTCTTCTGCATACCACCCGACAGTTCGTACACGTATTTAGAAGCCCATTCTGGCGTTATGTTTGTCATTTCGTCAGAACTTAGCGGTAGGTTACGCATCAATTCAGCCCTGTTCATTCGGGCGTTATGCGTGTCTGCGTGATGGTTCATCAAGGCTTCGGGTCTGCCGTATATGCCCAATGCCGCCCTCATAGCCGTGGTCTTACCCACACCCGATCCACCAAACAGATGAACACCCATACTGTTTTGTCCTGTAAAGGGCATGAGTATAGAGCCAAACCCAGAGCCTATAACAAACTGATGTAGTTGAAAATTCTCACGGTTATAAAACGCAAACATTTCTAACTGCCTAGCCTCTGATCCTTTAGGTTCAAAGGTAGAAAACAACCCTGCTGTCTTTTTAGATGGGGGGTTATACTCAACACTGCCGCCCAATATAAGCCTGTCTCCTAGTACAAAGGCTTCTTGTTTATCATTAGTCCACCCAAATTGTAGGTGCGCTTCGTCAGACGCTGCCGCCGACTGCAATTCATCTATCCACTTAGTTGTGTAAGCCATTAGCTGATCCAATTTGTTGCCCCATGTGGTAATACCGTTCATAGCCACAATTTTACGGAACTCTTCTTTTGAAGTTATCGCAGACATAGGCGCAGTAAACTCCCGCACTCCGTCCTGTGGTAAGTGTAACCTAAACACCACTACATAACCTCCCAGTGAAGCGTCGTGTAGTAACCGTGTTACATAGAAGTCGTTGTGGTAGACTACCTCTTCTTCTACGTCCCCGTCAGCGTTCTTCTTACGTACGTATACGCCGCCGTGTGCGCCTCGCACGTAGGGCTTAGGGTAAGGGGGTATCATGTGCTTGGTAGACGATGCCGAGAACGGATCATCCTCTACTTCATCCTCACTTAGGGCTTCTTTTAACCGTTCACCCAGAACCTTCGGACTTTTTATTTTACCCCAATTAGGGCAATCCATACAGATATCAGGGTTGTTATCGTCAAAGGTAGCGCACTTGTAAGCTATATCTCTAACACCTAACTCCGCAGCCTTGCCTTCTATGTAGTCCCATTTCTTATCTGTTTCCTGCTCCGAATAACCTTCGTAGCCCTTAGATATTTTGTGAGCCTTGGCCCTGCTACCATCCTTACAGGCTTGCAGTACGCTAAGGACACCGCGCCATGTAGGTTCAGATACTTCGTCTTTCGCCTTTATAGCGTGTAGTATCTGAGCACAGCCGCGCCCTGCTCGGGTCTTTTCTATAATGTCCTTAAAGACGTACTCTTTGTTGCTGTTGAGCGTGTCCCACACTGCGCTGCTATCCCTGCTCTCATGGGGGGATAATGTCGGTTCGGGTCGCTCACCAAACAGGCCCATGAACTCGTCTAATATAACGGGTTCGGGTATATCAACACCATACAGTTCCACAGGTGCGGGTGGATCGGACTTGTAGTTATGTGTATTAGGTACACGTAACACTCTGGCCGCATCAGCGGTTACTACAGGATCGGCTTTAAGCCCACTGCTAGCACATATTTGCTTTACACGCTCTGCTACGGGTATCCAATCATCCACAGCTAGGGCTTCGGATAAGAACCAGTAAACATGCACACCGTTACCCGAGTTTACCATTAGCGGCTTGGGCAACTCGTACTGTTTGCAGAACTTACGCAGTGCCGATACAGCTTCGGTTTTAGATGGATAATCCTTACTAGGTCCACAGTCTAAGTCTAAGAATATAGACCTTAATTGGTGGGCATTGTCTGCTTTTCTATTTTCGGTTGTCTTAAAGGTAGCTAGTGCAAAGTACACATCGTACCCGTCAGCGTCTAAGTCTTGAGCGGCAGTCTCTACTTCGTCTACTGTGTCATAGAATTTCTGTACTCTGCGGTTATCTCTGCTCCGAGCCGCAAACACACAATAGTTACCCTCACTCCCCAGAACCCTGCTTAGAAACGTTTTTATTATCATAGCCTCTTTCCCACAAGGTCACTGCGAGACGCTACTAGGACACGTCCTAGTTAACACCCCGCAGTAAGTTATATGTTTTTACTCCCAATCAGATAGGATATCTCCCAGATCGTCACCGTCTGTGGGCGGCGGTGCTTTCTTGGTAGCCTTCTTCACAGGCTCTGGAGCTTCCTCAGAACGAGTATCAGGTGCTACATCAACGTCAGAGGGGGTATCATCAATCTCAAACCCCGAAATCATAGTGGGGGCTTCATCAACGGAAAACCCATCTTCCGCGCCAAAGGGAGAGTACTCTTCCATAGGCTTGAGGTCGATAACTTGTATGGCGCGTAGGCGCAAAGAGACACCGTGATCGCGCATACTATAAGGAACAAACGTAACCTGTAGATGTATCTTGCTGCCTGTAGTAAGCATAAAATCATCGTCTAGCTTTTTGTTCTTGGCGTCATACTGAGAAGGCTTTGTAGTAGGCTGTTCCCCATACGCGCCCTTCAGTACGGCTTTACCAATATACGTACCGTCTTCTTGCTTACTGAATACCTCCGCAGGTGCAGGTATTTTTGTGGGCCACTTAGCTTGCTTTTTCTCTTTGTAAGCTGCAGCCATAGCTTTATACAATTCCTCGGCTTGTGCCTTAGTCATGCGAAAACTGGTTTCGTACTTCGCGCCATCGTCAGATGGATCGCACGGCACAGACTTACCCCGTTCCCCTGCGGTAGGGTCATACCGATAGGTGCGGTTAACTCGGGGGTACTGCGCGATAACACCACGTATAATGTGGCTCATAGAGTTGGCTTCAGCCATGTCGTTCTCCTAGGTTTTTATTTTAAGGTAGTTAAAGACCGCTCTCGTCTGAGAACGGGGATTTAGAATTGATATGGGCAGAAAGTATAGCCGTGTTTATCGCTTCTAAAGTATCTGGATGGTCAATCATACCGTCCACGTCCTGCATTTCGGCTACGTTTAAAGACCTTTTCGGCCTAAAAAATAACTTTGGTACAGGGCTATCTACATCAAAGTAGATGTTAGTGACTACAGACGCAAACCGCGTGTTGTGGCTACTTAAATGCTTTGCATAGGATTGAAGGGGAGTATTACCATTCTGGGGTTTCCCAAATATAGATGTAGCAGACACTTGTAGCTGATACGCTTTATCTAGTTCACCTTCTAGTAACACCGCTATGCGTTGATGGAACCTACACGCCCTACCCATACCCGAACCAGAACCACGTATGTTTTGGGTGCAGTCCATACACCGTACCGATTGCACATCTTCAGTAGGTACGTCTTTATCAGGACGATCTGTGTCTGAGGACCAACAGGTAGGTGCAGTAGGATTATCACTATCGTACACACCTTCATAATACGCGCGAGATATTTCCGCTGCGTTTACTATGACTGCATCAAGTGATGTAGCCGTATCGCCATCAGGAAGCGTGAATACGTTGCCCCCTGTACTGATACGACTAAAGCGTTCCGACATTACCGTGGTCCCATTTCTTCGGGAGTAAACATTTCAAGTTGCTCCCCATCACCATTATTATACTTCTCAGCCAACAATGCGTCTTGCAGCTTAGAAATGTTAAACCTGTAAGTATCGTTTAACTTAATGAACGTACTGTCAGGGATACGTCCCTGTCTAAGCCACGCCCGTACTGTGGACACAGACACTTGAAAGTGCTTTGCCACATCTTCAATCTTACTCAAATCTTGGGTCATTTTTTCCTCACAGCTACGGTGTATTCCGAATCCACGTTCAACCCTTTGGGTACGAGGTCGGGGTTTTCTTCCAAGAATTGTTTTACGTTAGTTTGGTTAAGCCGCTTTTCATAAAAGTGCGGTACGTCATGCTCCATGATAAAAGCGTTCATGCTTTCCCAATCGCTAGTCCAATACCGCTGCTTAACAGACCTGTAAAATAATCCTTCGGAAGTCCTAACACTATCCACTGCATGTTCTTTGCAGTGAGATAGGAGAGCCTGTTTAATCTTATCTAGTTGAGCAGATAGTGTATCGTCCTGCTCCTTAAATTGTTTAGATAATTCGGCCCGTTTCTCACGTATTTTTATATACGTTTTTGTCAACTTATCCACAGTTACAGTCATTGCATCCTCCATCTTTTATTATTGATCTGTTGTATATATTAACAATGTGTGGCTAGTCAAGCAAATCTTTATATAAATCAATTATTTTAGTGTGAATGTTTATACGTGCATCCAACAAACTATATATACGTTTCTCAGCACTAGAACCTGCTAGTTGCACCACAGTGCATTTGTGAGTTTGCCCTGCGCGGTGAACCCTTGCGTTAGCTTGGGCGTAGGTTTCCAGTGAAGGTGTCGGCCCCCACCACACGACTGTGTTCGCTGCGGTCAGTGTCACCCCATGTGCAGCGGCGGCGGGTTGGATAACCAAAATCTTAGGGTCATCCTCTGTTTGAAACTTTTGAAAAATCTCAGTGCGTTTGTGTACTGGTACGTCTCCACGTATTACCTCTGCGGATATATTGTCTGCTCGTAGCTTTTCGGTAAGCAAATCTATAGTGTGTTTGAACGGCACAAACACCAAAACTTTCTTGCTGCTCTCTGCTATTACTTCTTTTAGGACGCTGTACCTGTTGGAGATATCAAACTGAACTGTATCCTTGTCATCAGTATACACCGCGCCACCCGATATCTGTAGTAACTTGCTCATTTGCACGGCGGCGTTTACTGCGGATATCTCTTCACCTGCTGCATTGGTAATCATCTTCTTGCGGAGTTCTTCATAGTAAAACTCTTGCTGCGTTGTTAGCTGCACC